ATATGATTCATCTCAAGATTTCCCATCGACTATCATATGTTATACACTTACTTACACGAACCATTACTGGCGCTAATAACACTGCATATGCTTTCACTTTGGGTACATTGCTGCACTTATTCTTTTATCCGAAGATATGGACTATAAACAGCCCTTAGATGCGGGGACAGGAGTCGAACCTGCTGTCTCTAGGTTATGAGCCTAGCGTTTAAACCGTTTCACTCACCCGCTATATACTACTAGTCACCATTCCTTATTAAAGTCAATGTTTTACGCTCTTTATCTGATTGAAGAGCTTCACTTGAACTACAGAAACGATCACTATAGATAATCTTAGTAACTCGATCTTTAAGATGACATGTTCTCATCTTTAGAAGAGCAAATTGCCAGACATCTGTAAACTTAACAAGAGCATCATTGCCTAATTGATCAACAATCTCTCTTTGTATCTTAGTTTCATACTCCCACGCATTCATAACAGGATAAGGTACTAAGATAATATTAACTATATCCATTTCAGCAAGACGAGTGATATCATCTTCAATATCACTAGATATTTGGTAGTTAATAAATACATCTAACCACATCTTACAACCATCATAAGCAGGATGATTCTGAAGCACATAACCTTGCCAATGTTCTATTTGATCCTTAGGAACAGGTACATTAAGTCTACTATCAGCTGTATCTATAATAACATTAGCAATACCAGAATGATTCTTATCTAGCATCATTGTTTTAGCTACATCATCACTACAAGCATTCAATACTTCACCAGTATCAAATGTATAAGAATGAGGTGAACCAAAGTTTACAACTGTAATACCACTGTTAAGCTTAATAAGTGGATATTTTTCATTTAGTACTGTCATTCGTGACCTACCTTCCTTGATTGTTAGGAGTTATTGTGTGACCCTACAAGTTACAATATATAGAATATGTAGATAAGTATAGGGAAGTAAGAGATCGTACGCTTAAGACCCCTTTATGGAGCTTATAACATCATTAAATGATATAGATAACATCATATCAAGAAGAAATACAGAGTAATAGTAACAAAAAAGAGAGGAGCCGAAATTAATCGACTCCTCAATTGGTTGTGGACACCACCCTTAACAGGCACTAACCCATTACATCTTCTTCTTCAGTAGCTACAATCTTGAATCCATCCTTCTGCATTGATGGTATTACAGTGGTATCTTTTATTCTAGATTGGACACCATTGTTATCGACCAGGATATAGATAGTACGCGTATCAACCTTGATTGGACCATGATCTTTCTTGGTCTTGAACAAGGAGTGAGCAGCGTGTAATTCTACGAGACCTTCGTAATCCCCTTCTTTCTTCAGCCTTGTTGCTTGAGCTGCAGTAGTTACATCTTGAGGATCACTCATATCTAGTTCGATAGTTTGTGTAGGATCTACGAATACATCTGGTTTGTAGCCAGGTCTACGGTTCCTTAAAGCCATAGTTCATTGCTCCTTATTAACTAGTTAAGATTTACAAAAAGAATAGAAATAACTCAATTCAAAAATAACGAAAACACGATAGTGAAAATCCCCCAATAGGGGGTACGGAGTATATAAAAGGACACACACTAAAATGGTGCAATTTTTAAAACCTCTTGCATCTTAGGTTGTACTTGAATATAACTTTGCTACAAGAAAGGAGATATGATGTCTAAGCGTATATATCACTTAACAATAGAATATGATGCAGACACAGAAGAGATAGAATACATACTGGAGACAGTAGATGAGGTAGATGAGGATCATGTCCAGCTTACACAGATTGGAGCTATAGATCTAGAAGAATACTTCGATAAGGAGACTCTTAAAGAGATACTATCTAACTATGAAGTTGGAGAAGCTTAGATCTATGTATAGATATAATATAATATCTTTCTAACCCTATAAGGGTTAGAATATAGATATATGTATTATATTTATATATTATATCTTATATCTAGATATTATATATTATATATCGCGCGTACGAGAAAATGAATATTGATAGTAAATTAAGTTTGCTTATAGCATTATGGGTTTTGGATAAATTAATTATGGTATTATTAATAATGGTATTTGGTTAAATGAGAGATGATTTCGTAAGATTATTAATATGTCTTTGGCTCTGCGGTACTGCGTATGGTATCTATGAGATATGGGCTAATGTATCTTATATAGCAGATTTGACGTCTGCTTATATGCAAATGTTTATGAATCAGATAAGGAAGTAATGACTTGGGAAGAAATGTATAATAATGCTTTAGGAGTTATTAAGGAGCTTAATGAGGAGATTAAGACTTTAAGAGCTATAGTGAGAGTCCAGTTACCAATAATAGAGAGAGACGATGAGAACCTACAAGATATCTAATACATATCATAGAGTCTTCGACGACAAGGAAGAGCTGCCGCCAGGGATAGATGTTGTCTCAGGATGGCGCAATGCCAAAATAGGTGACTGGGTGGAAGCAGATGATGGGTGCTATATCCAGATTCTACGTAGAGGTAAGATGAAAGCGACATGGGGAAAGAATCGGATACGTCACTATGTTGGCACTTGTACTGGAACCTTTATGTGTAATAAGAATACAAGGATGGATACATCTAAACGTGAAAATGTATGGAGTCTCTCTGGTAAGAGTACTGAAAAACTTATATTCGATAGGAAAACTCTAACAAAAAAGGAGGTAGTCTTTGTTCAGTTCATTACCAGTGGGATCTCCCTACAGGAGTCTTATCTAAGAGCATTTGATACAAATAATCCTAGATATGCATTAGAACAATCAGCTAAATTAATGAAGACAGAGAGGGTCATAAAAGCCATGAAAGAAGAGTTGAAGCCAGTTTTAAAGAAATTAAACATTGATGACGAATCTGTGCTGGAAGGCATAAAGAGGGTCGCTGATAACTCCGAGAAAGATGAGACAAAGCTTAAGGCATTATTCAAGCTTTCAGACATTCTAGATCTCGAAGATAAAACTCAGACCAAAGTTACCCAGCTTAGTGGGGCCGTCTTCCAAGGCTTTGCCGACAATGTTTTAGAAGAAGTACAACGTCCTAAAGAGATAGGAGAAAAGAATGGCTGATATAATTGATATTGGCACTACTCCTGATGATAGTCCTCTTAAGACTGGGGATACGAGAAGAACTTATAATCAGTCTAAGTGTGGTAAGGGATATAAGAGTGTTAAAGGTAAATGCGTTAAAATAAAAGGAAGCAAGTAATGGCAGGCAAGCGATTAGACCTATTTAAGCATGACAAGAAAGCAAGGCCTAAGGAAGCCTACCATATATGACCTTATGAAGGTACGCCACACCCAGTTGGGGAGGCACATAAGGAAAAGAAAAAGAAGTAGATGGCCAATATAAATCTTCATAATGTAAGCAAGGAAGAGGAAGCTCTTAGACTTGCCTACCATGATTTAATTGCATTTGGTAAATTATTTCTTCCTGATGACTTTATGAGATCTGATACTCCTTTCTTTCACTATGAGGTAGCAGACGCAGTTAATGACCAAGATGTACGTCAGTTAGCAGTGATACTGCCCAGGGGCCATGGAAAGACAGTAATGACGAAGTGTTCTATCTTGCATGATTTTGTGTTTACGAAAGAACCTTTATTCTATGGCTGGGTGGCTGCAAGTTCTAAAATTAGTGTTCCTAATCTTGATTATATAAAATATCATTTGGAATACAATGACAAGGTAAAGTATTTTTTCGGGGATCTCAAGGGCAAAAAATGGACAGAAGACGACATCGAGCTTAGAAATAATTGCAAGCTCATCAGTAAATCTAATCTTTCAGGTATTAGGGGAGGTGCTAAGCTCCATAAGAGATATGACCTTATTGTACTGGATGATTTTGAAGATGAGAATAATACCATTACTCCTGAATCTAGAAGTAAGATTGCAAACCTAGTTACGGCTGTCGTATTTCCTGCCCTTGAGCCTCATACTGGTAGACTTAGAATTAATGGGACACCTGTTCATTACGATGCATTTATTACTAACATACTTACTGGCCATGATAAGGCAACAGCTAGAGGTGAAGATTATAGTTGGAAAGTAATTACATACAAAGCTCTTCAGGAAGATGGGATGCCTTTATGGCCATCCTGGTTTGGATTGGAAGAGATGGAAAGAAAGAAAAAGTTTTACGCAGACTCTGGCCAGCCACAGAAGTTTTACCAGGAATATATGATGGAGGTTCAGAGTGAGGAAGATGCGATATTCACAAGAGACCATATTAAATACTGGGATGGACAATTCTTGCATGATGAAGAGTCTGGAATTAGCAGTGTAGTTACGGAGGATGGCGATGTCAAACCAGTCAATGTTTTCGCGGGGGTTGACCCTGCTACGGATTCTAAGCGTAGGGACGCTGACTACAGTGTTATTATCTTTGTTGCTTGCGATGTGGACAATAATATTTATGTTCTCGATTATCTTAGGAAGCGTAGTATTCCTGTGCTCGGTATTCCAGGGTCTGATAAAAAGGGGATTGTGGACTATATATTCGATTATGGAAAAATATACCACCCATTAATGTATACTATAGAAGATACTTCTATGTCTAAGCCTGTATTCCAGGCTATACGAGCAGAGATGCTGAGAAGGAATGATTTTTCAATAAGCTTTAAAGAAGAGAAGCCAGGAACAAGAATGTCTAAAAGAGATAGAATTCAAGAAATATTAGCTCAAAGATTTGCTGTAGGTCAAATGCATATAAAGAAGAATCATTATGACTTGCAGAGAGAGATCATAACATTTGGACCTAGAATGGCTCATGATGATACTATAGATTCTTTAGCATATGCATGCAAGTTTGCATATCCTTGTGAATTCAGTAAGGGTAAGGATGGAGAATGGGTGAAGAAGAAACCTAAAGCTAAATCATGGGTAACAGCATGATTAGTGCTTTTATATTAGCAGCAATGATTAGCGTAGAAGAACCTAAGGCTATTATTCAGTTGCCAATTAAAATTGAAGCAAGAAAGCGTGGAGGGAAGAATAACCGTGGACGTCGTATAGGCGGAGGAGGGTTGCGTTAGATGAGAGTTCAAGCTATGAATTGTGTTATGGGACTTATTACTAGGATTAATATTTTTAGGAACACTTAGACATGGCGATTATATTACCAGGGAGTGTCCGCAGGCGAGTTACAGCTGTCCGAAGATATGTGACGTGGATCACAAACACCTACCAATAGAGGAGTGTAAGAATGGCAAAGACAAAAAGAGCAGACCAAGTAAGGCAACTTTACAAGCTCTCGAACAATTGGACGAGGAAGCAGTGGGAGTTTATAAATCAGAAGGGATATGATTTCGCCCATGATGAGCAACTATCCCAAGAAGAAAGGGATCTTCTAAATGATCAGGGTATGCCTACTTTTACAATCAATAGGATACTTCCTGTTGTTGAGATGCTTAATTTTTATGCAACAGCTAATAACCCAAGATGGCAGGCAGTAGG